GTTATGATAGAACATGATTCACCAAGAAGTTCTATCCAGCCCAGGCCCTCTATCGCAATTACTATGACCTGGCAACTTTCAACTGTTAAGATATGGGAAACGTTTCTACACAGAGGGTAGACGTTTAAGCATCAAAGGGTAGTCCCATAAATGTGTGTTGGTCGCACTTCTACCGTCACTGCACGATGAGGACGGATTTTCGCCACAGTTCGAGGTCGTGGATTACCTATAGACCAATGATTAGTCAGTCAACACATCAAAAATTGTGCCGTACTCATATCTAGCCCAATCATCCATGTCAACATATGTGTTTATTTTGCGTCGGTATACTGTTTTTAGCCACGTTCTTTGTCCGTGTACTTTGACGGGATACCACGCAAACCATTTCTTCCATGGCATATACTCTATTTTTCTAGCCATGAATTCATTCCATGCCTTATCTGAGACAGGGCTTGGCGCGGGATTGTAATTCAATCAATTGTCCTCATAAGACCATTTCCAGGTATATCCTTCTTCCAGCCCTAGTTCATCACATAATTCATCTGTGAATGTACCATCGATTCTAAGAGTATATCTAAAAATATTCTCTGGTTCTACCCCATGATAGTCTCTGTTATTAAAATAATAACTTTTTGCACCTTCAGGTAGGTATGTTTTTTCTTTAGTAATTTCGTCCCACACAAAACTAGGGCGCCAGCCACCATCAAAGAACAAGTTAATGTTATGATCCTTATGTTCAGCTACGATACTATCTCTATGAATAGCAACACCTGCTTTGGGGTATGTTGTAAAGAACATAATTCTACCAATGGACTTGAAAGGTAATGTCTTAATGTATTCTATAAGCTTGGGAAAGTGTTGTGCATTTTCTGTCCAATTATCATTACCTTCTGTTTTACTAAAGAAGTTTCCATGTTTTAAATAACACGCAAAAAACCATGGAATAACAGAACCCAATGCAAAATAGGAATACTTGTACATTGCTTGCATCTCTTGCCCTTTAGGAGCTTTACTAGCAACATCAAGTAATGCTTGGTGATGTATACCTGAAGGATCAATCTCGTTTAAATGTGATAGTGTATTAGACCAGCAACCGTTATCACCGAATCGGGCTACTTCTTCGGGAGGTAAGTCACCATACACCATACCCATCTTGTACTCGTTTGACAAAGCAAGACCTTTACAACATTCAATATGTAGTTCAGAGTCCATGCTATGGTCTATGTACTTATCCATAGACACGATGGGCATTTTATGTTTACCTACCCCTTTAACACCATATTCTTGATAATTAAAATGAGGTACAGTAGTGTCACCTATTTTATACAGAATATGTTCTTGATCTTTCACAAGTCGCCCTCTTTGCGATTCTCTGAATAATGTGCGTCAAAACTGCCACCAGGATAGCGACTTTCTAGCTTGCGCACGTTTTCGTCAATGACTTCGTTAGGATCTAGGCGAAGTGCCCTGCAAGCGTTGATCCAGTACCACATAACGTCACCTAGTTCACGCTTCATGTGAAATACGTTTTCCTCGTTCAGTGGCTTACCTTGGAAGAACATCTTTTTAGGAATCTCACAGAATTCCCCTGTCTCTGCCGCAAGACCTAGAGCCGCAGTTAATAATAATGGAACATTGATATCAGGTCCATGCTTTCCAGATGCGTCATCAAAATTACCGTCCAGTTCATCACAACGATTCATGAACGTAGTTAAATCATTTGAGGGCTTACTGGTTACAGCCTCTACGAATTCTTGATATTTGTTTAAGTCGATTTGGTTTGTCATTAAAATGCCTTTAGAATAATCATGTTTTCATTAAAGCGACCGTTAGGGGTAGTAGAGACAGCTTTAATGTCTGCAAAGAATTTACGTGCCGCGGGCTTGCTACCCATAACTTCTTTAAGTTGTTCTGCGGGTTTACGCAGTGTTTTGATTTCAGATTTACCGGTATCAAAGCCCAATAGTGTACTACCTTTAACAGTGAATGCCTTTGAATATTCATCGGCAATATAGTGATGCAGTTTGCGTTTTGCTGTATCATAAACCCACGCTTCACTTGCACCATGCAATTTTACAGGACTGATAGACACAAGGTCAAGCTTACTGGCTACATCTTTGAATGTTTTCAAATACTTGAGTTTAGCCACTTGCTTCTCAACAGGTACTGCTTTACGGGCACGTGGTGCCTTACTTGCCTTCTTGACACTGATGTATGCGTTTAGGTCAGTCAACACTTGTTCAATAAATTTGACGATGTTTCGTACCTGAATCTTAGTGAGGTGACTGTAGCCTTCAACTAGTTGTTTGTCTTTGCCTTCTTGCAAGTCTGCGAATTCGGTTTGCTTGCGCTTCCAGATATCAGTAATCAAACTGATATGTTGAGGCATAACATTGAATTTAGCAACAACATCCATTGTTTTTGTTTTTGCTTTGCCATCAGTGATGAATTCATCAAACATGCCTTCAAGTTCACCTGCGGCATCTTTAGCTTTCTCACGCAAAATGTCCTGAATGTTAGGACGTGCGGAAACTTCCTCTTTAGCAATAGAGGTAATAGATTCTTTAACTTCGGGTTTGTGTACGGCTCGAATCAATCGAGAAACTTCATTCTCAAACTGTGCTTCCTCATGCTCGGTTAATTCAAGACCACGCAACTTCATACGTGCAAGCCAGCAGTAAGTATTGATAAATTCGTTATCAGCAACTTTACGCATGATTTTAGCCTCAGCATCACGCTTAGTAAAGTCCAGGAACTGACACATGAGTTCCTTCGCATCTTTCTTGCCATAGAACCAGTTATACCAACTGAAACTGTTAGCCAGTGCAGAAAGTCTACGTTCCGGGTCAGGTTGCAGTACAAACAGTGGTTCTTCACCCATGTATTTTGTGTCGGGATTCTTCGGGTTTAGTGCTTTAACTTGACTATGATCCTCAGAATTACGCTTACGTGTGGCCATTAGACTCTCCTTTACAATGATTTATCAATTATAACACCATACCCATTTATTGTCAAGTGTATACTATTGTGTTCAGGGAAATCGATAAATAAGAGTATGCCAAAATTATCTCTTTACCGCCCAAATAAACAGAATGATTATCGATTTTTAGACCGAGTTGTTTCGGAAGAATTACGTGTGGGTGGTACAGATTTGTATATTCACAAGTATTTAGGTCCACAAAATCTAGGTCCTAGTATTGATTATACACAACCTCAATACACAGAAGTATCCCCTACGGGTATTCAGGATTTATTATTCTTAGAAAACCGTGATAGAGTATATGACCCAAATATTTACAGATTACGTGGTCATTATAACGTACAGAATTTAGATTTCGATTTAAGTCAATTTGGTTTATTTTTAAATAACGACATTATCTTTATTAATGTACATTATAATGACATGATTGATATTGTAGGTCGTAAGTTAATGGTTGGTGACGTATTAGAATTGCCTCACTTATTAGATTATAATCCATTAAAAGAAACTCTTCCAGTAGCATTAAAAAGATTCTATCAGATAACCGATGCAAACTTTTCAAGTGAGGGTTTCAGTCAAACGTGGTATCCTCACATGTGGCGTATCAAGTGTGAGCCACTAATTGACAGTCAAGAATTCACTCAGATTTTTAATGAGCCTACTAACTTAGACACATACTTGGGACAGTGGGACAGTACTAAGATGTATCCAGCTGGATATGTCATTACATTTGGCGACAAGAATTACAAAGCAATTACTGATGTTCCTGTGGGTATCATGCCACCTAATGCAACATATTGGGAACTCGATCCTGATCAAAATCTACGTGACATTATTGCTACTTACAACAAGAACCTTGCTGTCAATGATGCTGTTCTTGCTGAGGCAGAACGTCTACTACCTAAGTCAGGTTATGATGCAGGTGGATTATATATTGTCCCTACGTATGGCGAGTATGAATCAAACACACAATTGTCAGGTAAGTACAATCAGCCTGCACCACCTATTAATGTAGTAACATCAAGTAGTGCTACGGGTGGACCAGCCCCAACTGTTGATATTGTAACAAACACACAGTATGTCAATGATAGTCCGGTATTGAGAATACCATCAGCTACATTAGCTAAAATTTGGACTATGACAGTTGATACTAATGTAAAGAGTATTGCTGTCAACAACACACTAGTATTGGCTGCTACAAGATTTGTACCTATGACAACTGATGGTGGTTCAGGATCAGTTGAATGGGATATGGCATTGACAGTGGACAACATGGGCCCTGTAACAGGTCCATATGGTACTGCTGATAACACATATGCAACTGCTGACCAAGATCCGGATGCTCCGGGTTTCACTGGTACACAACCATATGGTCCTGGCACTATGGATTATCGTGCAGATTGTGATCCACGATTCCAATATATCGCACGTGCTACACCAAGAAGCTTTGGTTATAGTGCAGGATATATGACAGGTGATGGTAGTGCTCCTAACGGGTTCCCAGTCAATGCATTAGGATTAGATGGAATGTCTTTAAGTGGTTCGGGTATTGCATTCCCATTGTATCCTAAAGTAGGTGACTACTTCTTACGCATTGACTATCTACCACAAGTACTATTCCGTTGGGATGGACGTATCTGGGTACGCATTAGCGAAAACGTCAGAACACAAACAGGATTTGCTAACGAGGACAATCAGTCCGAACTAAATAGCTTTATTAACGATTCAGCACAAACAAAACTAACAGATGGTACGTATGTTCCACAACGTCAAGCATTGTCAACTATATTGACTATTGCACCAGACAACATTCCACCCGTACCACCGGTATTATAATATGGCACAATTTTTTTACGACAATCAGATACGCAGATTCTTAATTCAATTTGCGAAAATATTCAGTAACTGGCAAGTAACCAGAGGCAAAGACCCCAATGGTAACGACATTTTAGTGCGTGTCCCTGTTATGTACGGTGATAGCTCTCGTCAAGCCGCTACTATCATTGCTAATAACAGTGCAAGCAATACTCCTTCAGCACCATTGATTACCTATTACATCAGTGGGTTAGAATACGATCAGCGTAGAACACAGGATCCTACGTTCATTGACAAGATTAATGTTCGTCAACGCACGTTCAATACTGAAACAGGACAGTACGAACAAACACAAGGACAAGCATTTACTATTGAACGATTAATGCCAGTTCCATATACGTTGCGCATGACTGTTGACTTTTGGACAACTAACTACAATCAAAAACTAGAACTGATTGAGCAGTTAGGTACATTATTCAATCCGTCATTAGAGATTCAATCTACTGATAACTTTGTTGACTGGACAAGTTTGAGTGTAGTGTATCAAGATGGCCTAACATTCAGTAGTCGTAGTATTCCACAAGGTACTGGTAATCCAATTGATGTTATGAGTTGGAAGTTCTATATGCCTATATGGATCAGTACTGCAAGTAAACTAAAGAAAATGGGTGTTATCGAAAAAGTTATTGCAAGTATCTTCCAAGGTACTGCACTACAAGATATTCAGCATGATGAGTTATTGTTAGGTACTCGTCAAAAGATTACCCCATATGGTTATAAAGTATTATTGATTGGTAATAGATTACAGTTGCTTCCTGCTAATGAGGCATTTGATCCAAGCAACTTAGACTTGAACTATCCTAATCCACCTGACACTAACTTATATTGGTCAAGCTTATTGAACGTGTATGGTACTATTAGGCCAGGCATCAGTCAGATATGGTTACAACATCCATATATGAATACTGACATCGTTGGTACAATTGTACCTGATCCAACTGATGATAGATTATTGATATATGATATCGATCCCGACACATTACCGCAGAATACGCTTGCGCCAGTAAACAGTGTAATCAACCCACAACTTTCTGGGCCCAACGCAGGATTACCGGGGCCAATCAACGGCGTTCGTTATCTATTAGTCGAAAGTATCGGTCATGCAGGTGATCCTACTACAGCTTGGGGTAATTTAGTAGCCAATGCAAATGACATTGTAGAGTATGATGCTAACGCAGGCGAATGGGTTGTATCATTTGATAGCCAAGCAGACAATATTGCATACAACGTAGAGTACGTCACTAACTTAACTACAAACATTCAATATCGCTATACACCAGATGGTGTATGGATGAAGTCATATGAAGGTTGGTACGATCAGGGAGATTATTCTATAGTGATTTAATTTTTGATAAATCATTATATGAACAACATTAGTGCAGGCGTATTCTTTTACAGCAAAAAGACAGAACGCTATCTCTATCTATTAAGAACTGACAGTAAGAACCCAGGCAACTGGGGGATTCCTGGCGGCAAAGTAGAAAATGATGAAACACTTATGGAAGGGGTTGAACGTGAGTGCATGGAAGAAATTGGGTACTTTCCAAAGAAAGCTAAACTAGTTCCAATTCAAAAGTTTGTGAATCACAATTTTACATATCATACGTTCTTTTGTGAAGTTGACAAAGAGTTTACTCCTATACTAAACGAAGAACACTGTGGTTACGCATGGGTCGGTGATAATCAATATCCTAAGCCATTACATCCCGGACTATTCAATACAGTTAACTTTGATGTTGTTCAGGAAAAATTAGAAGCACTCACAAAAAAAGCGACCTAAGTCGCTTTTTTCATTTTAGCAGTTTTGCAACTGTATCGTATCCTAGTGTACCTAGAACTATGCCTGCGCCCATCATCATCCAGCGCCACTTTTCTAAAGCAGTGATTTTTTCATCCATCTTCTTATGAGCATTAGCACTCGCTTCTTTCATTTCTTTAAGAAATGAGTGCGTATCTTCATTGTTTTTAATAATACAGGCATTAACATCCTTGATATCAGCTTTGATCTCGCTGATATCATCTGTGATGTTTTGTACCTGAACTTGGAGAACTGCAACATCTGTTTCAGTCTGTTTTGCTGGCATTCTAATTGATTTATTTACTGACATAATTATGCGTTGTTAATAATTACGATTGGGTTAGGTTGACCGTCGTATGTGTTTGCCGCATATGCTGTGTTGAATGTAGCAATAACATCAGGATTGACGTTAGCCAATACAGCAGTACCTGTACCAGAACCACTGGCCGTAGCAACAAACGAAACACCTGTTAAGTTACTTGCCGCACCAACTAAGGACCAATCAGTATCACCTGAGCTATAGATAGTATAAGTTGTACCTGCACTTAATGAACCGGCAGCAACTTGTGCTGGGAACAATTCAGATTGATAGTCATTCAATGACGCAACATACGCTGTACCTGAAGAAGCATCAGTTGAAATAATGTTCATTGTGTTTGGCTGCAATGCAGAGTTAGCAACGTTAGCTGTAAGTGCTTGACCAATTAAACCAGTTACCGTACCTTGTACCAAATACTTTGTCTTACCTTTTTGACGCAAAATATAGCCTGCTTCGTGTAATGCTGTGACGAAACCGTCACCGTAGCCAGTTGCACCAGTCGCATTGTTTGCTGAGTTAGCAGCCAATACAACTTGTTGTTGCTGTGCGTCGGGTGTGCCTGTAGCATCACTCAAACCTACTTCAGCACCACCTGGTGTGGTTGACACAGTGAACGCAGAACTGTTGGCAACACCCTTGACCCAGTATGTTGTGCCTGTTACTAAACCACCTAAGTTAGCACTAAATGTAACCGGTGAATCAGTAATCAATGTCTGAGCATTACCTGTAGTACGGATAATATTTCCGGTATTATTTGTATTAGCAACAGCAACAGTATGTACTCCGTGTGTAGATGTAGCAACACCTAATTGCATTGGTGTTCCAGTACCGTCACCCCATAGAGCATACAAAGTTGTACCGGTTGTTAAATTAGCAAAATCAGTACCTAAACCAGTAACGATTGCACTACCAGTAGATGCAAACAATGTACCAGTGCCCGCAACACCAAAAGCTACATTACATAATACTTGTGGACCATAGAATGCTACATTGCCACCAACTACACCATATGTGTTAGCTGTACCATTTGGGTTGTTAAAACCACTGTCAACCAAACCCACTGTGGCTGCTACTGATTGACTTGTAGTATCAGATAAACTTACTGCAACTGCAGGAGGTGCCGCAACTGATGGCGATGTTGCAGATGCTGTAAAATTATTAGCATCAATAATATCTAATACCCAATATGTCGTGCCACCAGTTAGACCACCTACACTAGACGCAGTAACAAACTGCATACCACGTAGAATGACTAAATTGTTCAAATTTTGAGATACAGTAATAGCGCCTGTTGCCGCTGTCGTATCAGTAATTGTTAAGACTGCTTGAGCCTTTGCGATTTTTAGAGGACGTCCCATTTGTTTTTCCTTAAGTTAGTGCGGGTTCTAGCCGCTACGCAGTGGGTACTGCATAAACTCTCAGAATTAAGAGTGTATTAGATATTTATCAACGAAGGTTAAAAAGCAGTATCTCACTATCATTGGGATTTGTAATTTCTAATACCGATTCATCTTCTATAGTGAAACCACCCAACTCACTAGCAGTAATACCATTGATTGTTACTGAACCAGATATCACATACACGTAATATCTACGACTATTATCTAATTGAAATGTACAGTCTCTGGTGAAGATGCCAGCAAACACTTTTGCATCACTGTGAATTACAATAGGTCCTTGATTACTAGCGATAGGACAGAATGTATCTAATTTATCTTCTCTAGTGAATTGCATCACATCATATTGAGGTGCAAAGTTATGCTTGTTGGGACGCAGCCATATCTGTAGATAACGAATTGGTTTATCTGACAAATTACCTTCAGTATGCCAGATGCCTGTACCACTACTCATTCGTTGCACACAACCACTAGGCACTTCGCCATAGTTATGTAAATTGTCATTGTGATAGCAAGGACCATCGATGATGTATCCTAAGATTTCCATATCACAGTGTTGATGAATTGGTACACAATTTCTAGGCTGAACTCTGTCATCATTGATAACTTCTAAGTCGCTATAATGAATGTAGTTAGGATCGTAGTAACTGTTGTTGCTGAAACTGCGATATGTTTCAATCCAGTCTTCTTTAAGATGACCTAATGTATCAGGGTGTCTATATGTAATCATAGACATATTTAATGGAAAAGCGGCTGAAGCCGCTTTTTCTTGAGTCAGAAACTGATTAGCACCAGTTTTCTGTTGTAGCAGTTGTTAGTCCTGTAGCAGGATCTACTGAACCACGTGTAAAGAATGTAGCAACATATGTGTCGCCTAGATTGGCGTCTGTGTATGGAGTGTTGAAGTTGATTGAGAAGTGATTCTTGATACGGCTTGCGTATGTTATACCACTACCGTTATTAACACCAATACTCATTGTGTTTGGTGCTGACGGTGTTGCGCTGTCAACTAACAAGCAAGTGCCGACTGCCCAAACAACACCGTTAGTACCAAGACCATGACCACTCTTTGAAGCAGTAAAGATATCGTATTGACCTGCAGTAGGATCAGCACCTAATGCGGCCCAGTCAGTATCGCTTACAGTAGCGATCATATATGCTTGACCAGCGGCAATAGACTCATCTTGAATGTTATTGTTATTAGCAACAACTAAGAATGTTCTAGAACCTTTCTGACGAACAACGGAACCTGCATTAGACACAACTGTGTAGAACCAAGCAGAATCTGTCAATGCTACGGCTGCATTTGCATCCAACACTAAGTTCGTATCATCGGTAGTCAAATTCCATGACCCGATGCTAGTGTAACCACCATTACCGTCACTTACCCAGATTTGTGAATCTGCGGTGAATGCGTCAGTAGTGAAGTTAGTACCCGAACCTGTTACGCCTGTACTAGCTGTATCAGCACTAATAGTGCCATTGCCTTTTACAAGAATACAAACTTGACATTCAATTTGGTCAGATTGTTTTTGAATACCGCCAACGATACCAGGATTGTTGCCTGTGTATCCATTGTCCGTTGTACCATCGTTCGGGAAACCCTGATCGACTACCTGTGAACCTTGATATTTTCTAATTTTTAATGGATTTCCCATTTGTTTTTCCTTTAGTTAGTGCGGGTTCTATTCCGCTACGCAGTGGGGTACTGCATAAATTCTCCCTATGAGAATATATTATGTATTTATCTTATGTGCCAGTATTTGCATGTGGTGCTCCCAAGTCAGTAACACTGAATGCTCCTGCTGTACCTGCTACATTGATATAAGCAATATAATTTCCTTGACCCACAATAAAATTATTATCTACTGTGTTTGACGGGATAATTTCACATGCAGTTAAGTTAGCAACTACACTAGAGTTACCTACTGCTACTGCAATTGCTGATGTTGTTGTAGCAATGCGTACTTTATCTGTGGTAGCGACTGCTGTTAATTGACTTGTTCCGTTTGCTGTATAAATTGCTGATGACATTTGTTTTTCCTAATTATAATCTTCCTACTACTATTTCAATGACGCCTTCCACTCCGTCAAAGTTTTCTAATGCTTTACCGATAACTGTTCCCATTTGCGGTGAGTTACTTGGTCTAGCATAGCCATTACCTGCACTAACCATCATGTCACCTTTGCGAATCTTTCCGCGAACTTTAGTTGGAACACGACCTTGCAAGGCTATTGCTGTTGCAATACCTTGACAGTTTGCATTCATTGCATAAGCAGGGTTTGTTGAAACTACCCCAGCAACTCTCGTAGTACCATCTTCGGCGATGGTGACTTCCTTTCCTCCACCGAACGCCAAAACAGTACCAGGCTCATATAGAGCATCAGCTTCGTAGTATTCAGCCAAGTCAGCATATGTTGCTTGTAATTTAGAACCAGTAGACAATGACCAGTTACCAGTAATAGTACCTGCATTTGTATTTGCGCCAGTAGTCAATGTCATGTTATTGCCACTGATTGTTTGCGCATTTGCAAAAGTTAAACTAGTAAATGATGTACTTACTGATGTTATATTAGGTTGTGCCGCAGTTGTTACAGTACCTGCTGTTGTTGCACTTGTAGCACTTGAAACTGTACCACTTACATTTGCACCTGCTACTGCATTTGCAGTAGTTGCATATGCAACTGCACCCGAAACGTTAGCCCCGGCTACACTGTTAGCAGTAGTTGCATATGCAACAGCACCAGTGACGTTAGCACCAGCTACACTATTTGCTGTGGTTGCATATGTGACTGCACCGGATACGTTAGCGCCTGCTACACTATTAGCAGTAGTTGCATATGCAACAGCACCAGTGACGTTAGCACCGGTAATTGAACTTAGTGCAGAACCATTACCACTTACGTTAGTGAATACGCCGTTTGTTGCGCCTATGTTACCAACGTTTGCGTTTCCTGATACTGACAAGCTTGTCAATGTACCAAGGCTTGTGATGTTTGGTTGTGCGGCTGTTGTCAAGCTACCTGCAACAGTAGTGAACACGCCTGCGGCACCGCCGATGTTACCTACGTTAGCGTTACCTGTTACACTGAATGCGCCTGTTACTGTGATAGCATTTGAACCATTACGACCAATATAGTTTGTAGTGTTTGTGTTACCAAATACAATATAACCTTGTGTACCGTCTTGTTGACCTTTAATAGTTAATGTATTGACAACGTTAATATCACCAATGTAGGCATCGTCACCTACTTTAAAATTCGTACCTAACCCATTTGAGTTTGCTGATACTTGTGATGCACTCACTAGACCTGCAGTATTCAAGTTACCTACGTTGGTATTACCTGATACAGATAGTGAAGCTAATGTACCTGTACTTGTAATGTTAGGCTGTGCATTGGTAGTTACTGTACCAGTTAATAAACTTGCACCGATAGTACCTGAGTTAGCATAAACGTTGCCGGCTGCAAAATAAGGACCAGTGTGTGTTAGTAATCCATTACCGTTTAGGATAGTGAAGTAAGGAGAACCAGTTAATGTACCACCGTTATTAAACTGAATGTTTGTGTTTGAGCCGGCCGCGACTAATGTAGATGTTCCACCCACAGTAGTAATTGCCAATGCGTTAGGGCTATTAGTATATGTTAATCCTGTTCCTACAGCACCCGTAGTTAACCCAGAGTCAGTATATAATGATACATTGCCGGATGTAGGGAAATCTCCGGCTAACTTAACATAAAAGTTTTGACTGTTGACCGCACTGTTTGATGCACCATTGACACCTGATATGGTAATTTCTGTACCATTAGTATAAGGTATTGAATTTGATACCTTCATCACAATAGGTGTTGCATTTGACAATGCGACAATATTAGCAACAATTGTTGTCTTAGGAGTCCATGACAAATTTCCTAGACCGTCAGTTTGTAATACGAATCCAGTGGATCCGCCATCCATTCTAATATTACCAACATCACCTAAGTTAAGCTTAAAGCTGGCATTAGCGTTAAGAACATCAGTGTTAGGCCAGTTGTCCCAAGTATTTGTACTAGAAACATATGTCAATACTTGACCGTTAGTTGGAGTACTAATGTTAAAATTAGCACCGCCCGAACCATCGATTTGACTAAAGCTAATGTTTGAATAGCTAGTTAATACTTCGATGTTTTCATTAGGTGTAGTCTTACCGATAAACAAACGCTTGGCGTCACTTGCCCAGCCGAATTGTGCTTCGTCAAGTTGTGGCAAATCGACCAGATTGCCTGATCGTTGCTGAATTTTCGAGATTTGTATGATTGCCATAAGTGTAATTCTTTA